CTAGCAAGCAATTGTGGGGGCGCTGATCATTTGGCACAAAGAAAGAAACACAAAAAATCCTGAAAACTCAGGAACAGCGCGGGTTTCGGGGGATTTAGGGGGTTTTCCAGATTTGCACAAAAGCGCGCTGGAATTGATCTGATTTGCGCGACTAATGGCACAAAATAAAATGTAGATCAGGGTAATTTGAACGAGTCCTGCAATGGGATCGTTGTTTGAAGCGGTGGGGGCGTTGAACTTGCCGGCTATGGCGGTTATTTGACGCGGAGAATTCCACCAGGAAGGTGATAAATCGTGGCCGTTTTGTTGATACCACTGCGCCATCAACGCCAGCATCAGCGCGGCCTCGGCGTCTGTTTTTGTCATGCGGCGCAGTATCGCCGCCACTCCAAGTTAGATAAATATGGAGAAAGACATAGACGCTAGGCTGCGGCGGGCTTTTCAGCGCGCATATCCATGAAGCGCCGATAGAACTCCATCACTTTCTTGGCCTGGTGAGCGGGGCTGTCATTGGGGCCGGCGTTCTGCCGCACGCCCTGGATGCACAAGGCTAGCAAATCCTCATCAATCGCGGCAGGTGGCGGCATGGCGGGCTTGTCGACCTGGTAGGCGGCGATGATGTCAGATGCTCTGATGGCATCGATTCCGAGAATGCGTGGGCGCTGACCGGCGTTGTAGGCATCCTGGAAGTCTTCCGCCGCCACCTCGCGGCGTACCTCTCTTTCCAGGCTGTGCCAGTAATCCTCGAACGCGGTAATCAGCTCGCCTTTACGTCGCGACTCGCTGGCATCCACCAGGTCGGCCAGCAGCATCGGGCCTTCGCCGGTCAGTAGCCAGTTGGCGTTGATTCCAGCGCGGATGAACACGCCAGCCAGACAGATACCTGCCTCATTCAGCCCGGTCTCGTTTTTTCGGAAAGTTCTGACGTTAAGCCCGTATTGTTCCGAAAATTCCCCCTGTCCGAGCCCAAGGCCATCCCTTGCCGCCTTCATTCGGACGCCAATTTCGACCAGATCGCAGGTTGTCGCTTTCATGGCGAAAGCGACAACCGAAAGTGACAACCACGCGACAGGTTGTCACTTTCTATAAGTAATTGAAAATAAACAAGAATCAATGTTTCACCTAATCCAGAGTGTTTTAGTCAAGTGACAACCAAAAACAAGGAATAAATATTCCTGTCACGGGTATTGACATGAGGAAATATATGGGCGCACAGTGCCAACCCATAAGCACCAATCAAGAAGGCGAAAACATGGCAAACAACCCAGCAAAAAAAACCAGTCAATCGGACTGGAACCCGGCGGACATCAAGTACGCCCTGAACAACGCCGGATGGACGATGGCCGCGCTTGCTGAGCTGCACGGACTGACCTCGTCCACCCCACTTTCGCACACCTTCAACCGCAGCTACCCCATCAACGAAAAGCGCATTGCCGATGCAATCGGCGTCGAGCCGCACGTGATCTGGCCCAGCCGCTGGAATGCGGATGGCACGCAAAAGCCACGCGGGATACGCACTTTGCAGTTTAACGCGAGGGAAAAAGCGCGCAATGGCAGGGCGGCTGCCGAGGCAGACAAACAAGCGGTTGCAGCCTGACAAGGGCGAGCCATGAAACGCATTGTTGACACCCTCTCCGGCGATCTGTTCGCGAGCATTCCGCAGGCTTATCCGATGTTGCCCGGCGCGTGGAATTTCCGCATCGAGATTGCCCACGTGATGGGTGAGGCGATCAAGTCGGCGACGCAGGATCGTTATGGCATTGCCGCCGACATGGGGCGGTTGCTGGGGCGCGAAGTCAGCGTCAACACGCTGGACAAGTACACGTCGGAAGCGGCCGAAGGCCATCACCCCAGTTTGGAGACGGCCATCGCGTTCGATGCCGCGACCGGCCAGATGGCCTTGCTGGCGATGTACGCCGCCAAGCTGGGCGCCAAGGTGTTGCCTGGAAAAGCCAGCCTGGAAGCGGAGCTGGGGCGGCTGGAAATGGAAGTCTTTGAGGCCTCCAAGCAGATGCGCGCGATCAAGCGGGTGCTGGAAGGCGGCGCGCAAAAATGACCACGCCAAAAACCACCGCCACACTGGCGGACATCGCCGCCGCGCTGAGCAGCAGCAAGCAAGCGGTACTCAAGCGTGCGGCCAAGGAATCCTGGCCCTACCAGGAAGAAACAGTACGCGGCGGAAAGCGGCGGCTTTACCCGCTGGCCAGTCTGCCGAAGCCAGTGGCGCAGGCAGTTTTCATGCACCAGACCACGCAAGGTGAGCTTTCAAGCGCGCCGGATGCAGGCCGCGCAGCGGTAGCCACAGAAAACACAGGCGCGGTTAAACGCGCTATCCACATCGACCCCGCCACGCTGAACACGCATCAGCGCGAAACCGACTACGCGCGGCGCGCGATCCGCGAGTTTGTCGAGTCTTACCCTGGCAGCGTCATCGGCGCGCTGACTCACCTGAACATCGCCCATGTCGATGGCACGCTGAGCAAGCGCCTGGCCTGGGCCTACGCGAACTGTCACGACAAAGTGCGCCATGGCCAGACGCTGAACAAGAAGACCTATTACAACTGGCTGGGCAATGCCAAGGAGCGCGGCAGCCTAGCACCGGCCAAGATCGAAAAGCAGATCGAAATCCAGCCCTGGCACCTCGCCGCTGTCGCGCTCAAGCAACGGCCGCAGGGCAGCACGTTGACCTGGATACACGAGCAACTTGAGGCGCATGGGTACACGGTCAGTTACCACCAGGTGGCGCGCTTCTTCCGCGATCAATTCAGCGCCATCGACCAACTCAAGGGCCGTTACACCGGCAGCAAGCTGCGCAGCCACAAGTTCTACCAGCACCGCACCAGCGCCGGCCTGGCCCCGGCAGATGAAGTCCATGCCGATGGCTGGAACACCCACTTTTCCGCGCCGCATCCGAGCACCGGCGAATTTGTCACATACGAAGTCTGGCATTTTCACGACGTGGCCACGCGCTATGTCACGCCACCCGGCCTGGGGCTGACCGAGCAATTCGAGGTCATCAGCAAGGGGCTGGAAAATTACATGCGGGTGTTTGGCCGGCCGCAGCATGTGCAGACCGACAGCACCAAGATCGTCAAGGGATCGGACCGGTTCACAAAGGCCGCGCATAGCCTGGAAGAACGCATCGGCTGCACCATCGTGCATCCGAAAGAGGTCGGCAACTCGCAGGCCAACGGCATCTGCGAGAACTTCAACAGCTCCTGGCTGGACAAGCAAAGCCGGGCGCTGGCCACCTACCAGAACCCGAAGCAGATGGATGAATTGAGCTTCAAGCGCGTGAAGAAGCTCACCAGCGCGATGGTCAAGGCGGCAGAATCCGGCGACGTGGTGACGGCCGAGCAAAAGCACGCCGAAGCCGAACGCATGGGCAAAGGCCGCGTGCTGCGCAGCCATCAAGAAGCCATCGACTGGCTCAACGGCATTGTGGAAGCCTTCAATGACCGGCCGCATCGCAGCCTGAAGAAGGTGCGCGGCGAGGATGGCAAGCTACGCCACCAGACCCCCCGCGAGGCGCTGGCCGAACACGTGGCGAACGGCTGGGAGCCGGTGGCGGTGGATGAAGACGAGCTGATCGACCTGTTCCGTCCGCTGGCGCGAGTCAAGGTGCAGCGCGAGACGGTCACCCCTTACGGCGGCATGCGCTACCGCAACCCGGACGTGCTCGGGCACTGGAACGACAAGTTGGTGATCGTCAGCTACGACATTCACGACTGGCGGCAGGTGTGGGTGAAGACCGAGGCCGGCGAGCCGATCTGCACCGCCGAGTTTGTCGCCGCCACCGGCTACCGGGCGCAGAGCGCGCGCGACGCCGCCGAGGAAAAACGCGCCAAAGCGCAAATTCGCAGCCTGGAAAACAAGATCAAACGGGTGGAGGCCGAGCGGCTGGGCGGCGCGGTGATCGAGCACCTGGACGCCAACCCGGACGGCCTGATTTCGGCGCGCGACCTGATCGACCTGCCGGCCAGCGAGTTCAAACGCGAAGCCCTGCGCGACGTGCGCGACGTGCTGGCCGAGCTGGATGCAGAGGCGGAGAAAGCCCAGCCAACCAAGGCCAAGAAGCCCGCGCGCGAGATGACCTGGGAAGAAACCAAGATGTTTTTGTACGGCGGCGGCAAGGACTTGCGGGAGGAAGAAGAGCCGCTTGAAGAGGTGGCCGCCGGGTGATTGCAGTCACCAGGACGGCCGTTTGAATCAGTTGAGAAACCAACCCAACTTAAAACGGAGTGTAACGAATGAAACACCATTACGTCGAAACCAGTAATCACACCCGCTTCATGGCCGGCGTCGCCGTCGTGGAAAACCGGGGCAGCCCGGAGGCCTGCATCCTGCTGCTGACCGGCGAACCCGGCACCGGCAAGACCGCCGTGGTCAGCAACTTTGGCAGCCACCGAATGGCCTGTCGCCTGGAAGGGATTCCCGGCATGAGCCTAGCCTACCTGCGCGACTACCTGGCCGACCAGACCGGCGTGCACGGCAAGAGCAAATACCACCAGCACGCCGGTTTTGAGGAGTATTTCAAGGAAACCGGCGCGCCGATCATCCTGGACGAAGCCCAGCACGGCTTGCCGGACAAGGGCCAGATCATCGAATACCTGCGCCGCCTGGCGGAAAAGGCCGGCGTGCTGCTGGTGCTGGTGTGCCACACCAGCGAACGCCACCGCTTCGCCGAAGACCGCCTGGCGCATATCGCCACCCGCATCAGCGACGTGACCGCCCTGAAAACCGCCACCGTCGATGACTGCGCGCTGTACCTGCGCGAGCTGTGCGAAGTGCGGACGGATGCCGGCATCGCCAAGCACGTGCAAGAGCAGAGCCGAGGCCGCTACCGGCTGCTGGCCAACGCGGTGAAGAGTTTGGAAGGCCTGGCCCGGCGCAAGGGCGTGGACAGCCTGAGCGAAGCGGATATCAAGGGCGTGCGGCTGTGCGAAGACGTGATGAAGAGTCACGGAAAGGGCGCGAAATGAATGAAGCCCCAATGAAGCTCCAATCCAGACGCATCGAGCAGGTCGACATCGAGTTGCTGGCCGGTATGGCGTCCCAGATCGACGCCATGCGCATCAACTTCAACGAACCCGCCTGGCACCGCGACCTGACCCGCGCGGTCAACCTGCTGCACAAGGTGGCGATGGCGTGCGAGCGCGAGTACGGCTTCGATATCTACGACCATGAAGATGAAGAGGCCGCCGCATGAGCCCAGGCCAAACCGCCCCGCGTACCAAAACCTTTGGCCTGCGCATCCGCGCCTGGTGGGTCATGCGTGAAGTCACCAGCTTCACGCTGGCCGAGCTGCTGGCCGTGGTGGCCAGCGGCAAGGAAGCCGATGCCGCGTCAAACCTGGGGCATTACCTGCGTGCTTTAACGCGCGCCGGCATCCTCAGCCAGACCGGCCGAGACAAGCCCACCAGCCCCACCGACAACGGCGCGAAACGCTGGCGGCTGCTGAAAGCGCACAACACCGGCCCGAAAGCGCCGGTGCACCGTGCCAGCCGCAACGAGGTCTACGACCCAAACACCGGCACGGCCAACCCGCTGGGCGAGGTGACGCCATGAGCGACTGGATGACTCTGCTGTCTAGCGCCGTCGCCAGCCACCCGCGCGGCATCACCGGCGTCTCGGAAACGCTGGGCCTGAAAAACCACTCCGCAATCTCGCAAGTGCTCAGCGGCAGCTATGGCGCCAGCACCGACAACATCGCCCGCCGCGTGCTCGACCACTACGACCGGCCCGATTGCCCGCTGGTTGCCCACGTCATCGCCCGCGCCCTGTGCCGCAAGACCGCCCTGCGCGAGCAACCCATCGGCGGCGATGCCCTGGTGCGCTGGATGACCTGCCAGACCTGCCCTAACAAGCCAAAGGAGTAACCACCATGACCCAAGAAACCCTCAAATTCCGCATCCAGGTTGGCCTGGTGCTGATGATCATCGTCCTCGCCTTCGCCGCAGTCGGCAGCGGCGACTACGCCGATGCGCTGGAACATGAAAACGCACGTCTTAAGACGGCCGTCGGCCACTGCCAGTTGGCGCAATCGATGCGGGAGGGTCAGCCATGAACATCCCCACAACCATCCACTGGCGGCCGATCAGCGAGCAGCCCGAACCCGACGTCCTCATCAGCGCCGTCCTGGCTTCCGAAGACGACGGCATCGTGGCGTTGGAATACACGGTCTACGACTGGCGCGCGACCGGCTGGTACGACGAGATCGACGACAACATCAACACCACAGCCAAGTGGTGGGTGCCGGAAGCAGAATTGATAGCGGCCTTGGCCGCGACGATTTTAGGGTGGCAATCATGAGCCGGCCAAAATCCAGCGGTCTCCTGGTGCCGGTGATCAACAAAACCGACCTGACCTATCTCGCCATGCGCGCCGGCCCGATTGGCAGCGACCAACTGCGCGCGCGCCTGGGCTGTATCGACCAGGCCAACCGGCTGGCGCGTATCGGCCACGCCACGGCGGTGCAGGACGGCGTCAACACCATCTATCGCCTCACCTCGGCCGGTCGCGCCGCCTGCCCCAGCCGGCGGCAGTTGGAGCGCGAAGTGGTGCCTGCTTATGGCAATGAGGTGAAGGCATGAAACGCTTATCAATAGAGAGTTTCGCCGTGGTAAAGCCCCATTTTTCCGGTCATGGGTACGAAGTCATTGGCGTTGGGCACGATACCCCGTGCGCCTTGCGTGATGCCGTCGAGAAGGTTGATAGCGGCCGGACTTCTCCCGCCGACTACAAACGCAATTACCCATCCTGGAAGGTCGTGCCGGCACGCATCACCGTGACGTTTGAGGTGGCGCCATGAGCACCATCGCCAACGCTCAAGCCATCGTGGGCTACATCCGCGCCACGGACCGGCCAGCGTGCCACAACTGCCCGGACGTTGAGAGCAAGAAAATCAGCGGCAGCACGGTCTGGTATTGCACGCTGTGCCGCTTTTACGTGACCGCCATGGCCGTCTGCGACGCGCACCCAACGCTCAAGCTCCTGGCGGAGAAAGCCGCGCCATGACCGGCCTGCCCCTCATCGCCTGCGACCACTGCCAGGGCGACGTCGATATCGTTGCCGGCCTGGAGCGGCTCGCCGCGCGCGGGGTGGCCGGGCAGATCGCCCGCATGCCCGGAACACCGGCGCTGCGCCTGGCCGTGCTGCGCTACGTCGGCCTGTTTGCCGCCAAGCGTCTCACGCCGTCGCGTACCGAGCGGCTGCTGGGCGAGGTGATCCCGTGGCTCGAAGCCGGCCAGATCACGCACGAAAAGCGCGTCTGGCCGGCCCCCCTGGATTACTGGCTGCAAGCCATCGACACGCTCATCGCTCTGCCCACGCTGCGCCTGCCGCTCAAGAGCCACGGCCTGCTACTGACCATCCTCGCCGGCCTGTCCGACCGCGCCGACGCCGCCCAGGAACGCGGCCGCCACCAGCGCGGCAGCGGCTCCACCCCGGTCGGCATCAGCAGCGCCCACCAACCTTTCCCCTCCAAGCCGGAACCCAAACCGGTCCGCAATCCCGCCGTCGCCGCCCAGGCACTGGCCGACATGAAAACCACCCTGAAAGGATCCTGACATGGCCCAGAAAGTCACCCGCCTCAAAACCCCCGCCCAAGACGCTCCGCAGACCCGCGACGACGTCGCCCGCCAGATCCGCCAGATCGGCGATCTGCAACGCGATTTCTCTCGCGAAAGCACCGCCATGAACGACGCCATCGGCGAGATCACCCAGCGCCACCAGCCCGCGCTGGCCAGCCTGATGCAGCGCATCGAGGCGCTGCAGACCGGCGTGCAGACCTGGTGCGAGGCCCACCGTAACGACCTCACCAACGGCGGAAAAGTCAAAACCGCCAACCTCATCACCGGAGAAATCCAGTGGCGCCAGCGCCCCCCCAGCGTGCGCATCCGCGCCCAGGAAGTGGTCATCGAAACCCTGGAACGCCTCGGCTTCGGCCGCTTCGTGCGGGTCAAAAAAGAGATCAACAAGGAAGCCATCCTGGCCGACACCGCCGCCGTCGAAGGCATTGTCGGCATCAGCATCGCCAGCGGCATCGAGGACTTCGTCATCACCCCCTTCGAGCAGGACTTGAACAACGCAGCTTAGGCACTTCGCACCCCAGGAAACCGTGGGCAAACGGACCCAGTCGGCATGGAAACAGCAAAGACCCACCTCCATCCGCGCAAGCGGCCAAACGGGCGCCAGGAACCGACACCCCTTCACTCAACAGGAGCATCACCATGATTACAACACCGATAGCTGTCGCTACTTGGTCAAAGAGGCACCGGATATCCGATATACCTCGATCCGTCCGAATCAGATTGTTTTTCCGGATGACATGACCGGCACGCCGGCGCAAAGGCGGCTGAAATGAAAGAGCGCCCGATATTGTTCAGCGCGCCGATGGTGTGCGCGATCCTCGATGGTCATAAATCAATGACACGTCGGGTGGCGAAGATTGATCGCGTAGACGGACACCCGCAAGAAAGTCGCATCAAAGTGGCTACGATGCGTAACGGGAAACGGTTCTGGCTAAATTCACAGGCCGACCACCCCGCGCACATTAACCAAGCGTGCCCCTACGGCCAGCCCGGCGACCAGCTCTGGGTGCGGGAGACACATCTAGCATTTGACGAAAACCGCGTCCATTACCGTGCCAACTATGAGATCGACCCGGTTGGGGACAAGGAGAATGGCATTGTCTGGACCCCCTCCATCCACATGCCGCGCTGGGCGTCGCGCATCTCGCTGGAGATTACCGGCGTCCGCGTCGAGCGATTGCAGGAAATCAGCGGGGCAGACGCAATCGCGGAAGGCATCGACCTGTCTACCGTGCCTGATTATGTCTTCGGCTATCAGGAGGCATACCGCGACTTGTGGGAATCCATCAACGGCCCCGGCTCCTGGGACGTAAATCCCTGGGTCTGGGTCATTGAATTCAGGAGGGTGATCTGATGGATGCCCGCCGCGCGATGTTCGCCGCATGCAAGCGCCTCGGTTTCGACGACGACGCTCGCCACGCCATGCTGCACGCGATAACCGGCAAGGCCAGCAGCAAAGATTTAACGCCGGCCGACTGGCGCGCCGTGCTCAACCACCTCAACAAGCTGACCGGCGAGGACGAATGGCACTGGGTCAACGACGCGCCCGAAGCCAAGCGCCCGGCGCTGTGGAAGATTCGCCGCCTGGTGCTGGAGATCGGCATCCAGCGTGGTGGCCAGGTCGCCTATGCCGAGGGCGTGGCCAAGCGCATCAGCGGGCACGAACGCCACCTGCGCATGATGCGCGCCGACGAACTGCAGATGCTGATCGGCCCACTGACCCGCACCCTCAACAGCAAACGCAATCATATTGCCGACGCCGGCAATATGGTCGAGGTAGTGGACTGATCATGGCCACGCCCACCGACCTCCTCGATCTGCTACCCGGCGAGCTGCGCTACATCGGCGAGCTGATCGGCGTCGAAGGCGCGTTGCGCCTGGTCGAGAAATGGCCCGGCGTGCGCCTCTACATCCCCAAGGCCGTCACCCCAGAACACCCCCTGGCCGAGCTGCTCGGCGTGGAATCCGCCCGCCAGCTCTGCCAGGCCTACCCCGGCGAGGGCCTGGAACTGCCCGTCGCCCTGCGCTGGCGCCTGGCCATGCGCAACGCGCTCATCGCCCAGAGCGGCCAGAGCCAGCGCAACCTGGCGCTTGGGCACCGGCTGACCGTGCGGCAGATCAGGAATATCCAGGGTGCGGCGAAGCAAGACAGCGGGCAAGAGAGCCTGTTTTAATGCGCGGTCAAAACTAACAGGAGAGATCAATGAAACCCGTGCACATGATCATCCCGCTGCTGTTGATCTCCCTCTCTGTCCATGCCGAAAACACGCCATGCTCCCAAAAGAAGGGCGGCATATCGCATTGCCAGAGCAAGAAATTTGTCTGCAACGATGGCAGCCTCAGTCGAAGCAAGCGGACCTGTGTCGGATACGCAAAGGGGAAGAAATGAAGCGGACTATCCTGCTGTTTTGTGCGGCGCTCATTGCGCTCTTGCCTTATCCCGTCATGGCGCGCGGCGGTAGCCACGGAGGCAGTCATGGTGGCGGGCATAGCGCCACGTCGCATGCACACCATAAATACGGTGGCGGGCATCGAGTCGGCAGGGGCGGGCACCGTGGCAGTTATGGGGCGACCGCGCCCGACAACGCCACGACGTCTCCCAGTATGCAGGAGGCCAGAACACCAGGGGTCACACGGGATGCCAACGGCCGCATCAAGCGCAGCACAGCCGCCAAGCACGCTTTCCAGCACAACCAACCCTGCCCGAGCACTGGCAAGACCGCCGGCAAGTGCCCCGGCTACGTGATCGACCATGTCCAGGCCCTGAAGCACGGCGGCAAGGACGATCCATCGAACATGCAGTGGCAGACCAATGCAGACGCGAAAGCGAAAGACAAGTGGGAATAAAACAATGAAACCTCTACTGATTGCGGTATTGGTCGGCATTGCCATCACTCTGGCAGGGTGCGATTCCGGCGCG